TTCTCGATCGACAATCTCAGTGCCGAAGAAGAGACTGAACTGCTCGACTATCTCACCTATATCCGCTCCAAACGGAAATAATCATGCGCAGGCCGGACGCTTGATAGAGGGCCTGGGCCATGGTCAGATTTTTTCTTGAGGCGCTGTTAATTTGGCTATGTCAACCAACGCCGATTCCAGTGCGAGTCGTAACCGTTCGTTCTCGGCATAGGCGGCGTTGAGGTTCCACTGGGCGCGGTCGCGCGCCTCGGAATAGCCCTTCAGGTAAGCTTCCGTTACCTCTTGCTGAAGCGCCTTCAGGCGCCGTTCGAACTCGGCCTGCGTCATAAAAGAAAACCCCGCTCGCGCGGGGCTCCAAGTCGGGGGAGGAAAGTAACACCGCAAGGCGTCACAAGTCTTTTAGCAGCGTTCAGCCGGTGTTGCAAGTTCCGTCGCCGAAATAGAGCATATCCAAGCGCCGGACTATTTCCTGTTCTGTCAAGATAGGATGCTCGATTGTGCGGGGCTCTACCTTGCGCCAGAATGCCCACAGAGGCGGATTGACCTCATAGCAAGGACGGTCCTGCGGCCAGTCCGGCACGACGGCCCCGTATTCCTTGAACTGTTCTTCCCACATTTATTTGACCCCCAAAAAAATCTCAATCAGGACGGCAATCAAGATTGCCACGGTTTCTGTATTCTTCATAGCGTTTCACCCCATACATGACGGTGGTATGGTCGCGCCCGCCTAAGACGCGGCCAATGAGTTGGTAGGACATGCCTAGCTCCAGCCGGGCGCGGTGCATGATCTCGAATCGAGCCCATGCGACGCCGGCGCGCCGCGTGTGGCCGATCAGATATTCGGTGGAAATGTTATGTGTTGCCGCGACTTCCCGGATCAGTTCGTGCATTTCTAGGGTCTGTTGCTGCTGATGCGGGCTTAACATGCCGGGCCTCTATTTCGTTCGTGATGATGGACGCGCGGAACGAATCCGCCTCGGTTTCCAGCATGATTTGCAGGGCTTCCGTTGAAAGCCAATGCAAGAGCTGAGAGAACTCGAAATAGTCCTTAATCTTGCTCATGATCCCTCACACATTCCGCCGCGACAAAATCGCTCGCCTCTAGAGTCGCCGCAGCGGCGTCGAACAAGTGCGAACCGCGCGGGACAATCATTGACTCGCCGTCGCCGCTGATTACGAGGCTTTGAAGCCGAATATCAGTCGGGCCGCCGCGCCAGCCAACGCTAGGGTCGGGCTTTTCCCATTTGTAGGTCAACATTGCCGTGCCGTATATGAAACAGCACTGGCCCGGCCAGGGTTGAAACTCTTCTAGCTCGTAAATGATATAGCTGCTCATAGCGTCACCTTCAAAAATTCGCGCGCCATAGCCTCGACGTCGCCCGTTGCGGCGATAGCGGCGGCGGCCGATAGGGTTAAGCCAAAGCGGCTTAGGAAGGCCGCTAGTTCGCCTTCCGGCACTTTGGCCAGTATGGCCGCCGCTTGCTCGATTCGCTTACGGCTGACACGTTTGCGCGTTTCCTTGGCCGGTTCGGTGGCCGGGCTTGCCTTTGGCCAAGTGTAATGCGGCATAGGTTGAATTTTATCGTCTTCCTTCCATGATTTAGCAGGGACTTTCATTGGCCGCATTTCCCGCGTTGCTTCCGCGAGAATAATATCCTTTAGCTTTGGGTTATACATGGCAAAGCCCTTCTGGCGGCGCTTGGTTTCCTTGGACGTATACTGCCACGTATGCCCCGCTTTCACTTGCGGCCGGCCATCTTCCGACATGGTGAATACGTTACCATTGGCGGCGTGAAAGACGCCCTTGGACTGCCAGTTCGCTTCGCACCATTCTTTGATGTTCATGATCTTAACCTTTCTTTACGGGTTGATAGGTCCAAGCGCCTTCGTTCTTTGGCATGGTTGCGGGCGGTAGGTCAGGGCAGACTTTTTGGACTGTCTTTGTGACGTGACGCAATAGCGTTCCACTAAAACCCGCGTTAATAGCGTCAAAGACGTTAGCGCCCGCGTCAATGTCCGCCAGCACGTCGTCGACGCGCGCTAGATACTGGCCAAGCGCGTAGATATTGTAGCCGCGCTTTGTGGATTGTTTACGGTCGTACGCCGTTACGGCGTGAACTAGGATAGCTCGCATTATCTTAGCCTTTCTTTCCGACACGGAACCCGTGAAGGTTGATGACAATGTCGCGCGGCGAATTAGAGCTATTCCCGGCGCATAGGCCGCACAAAGCGCAACTAGTCTTCGCGCCATTTTCTTTGGCCGCTGGACAACCAATCTCAGAACGGGCTTTCGGCTCCGCCGCCCGCTTGGCGCGGAACGTACGCCAACCACAAGCGCTCGCCAGCAATTGATCGGATTCCGTTTCGCATGACGCCATGCAAAGCGCGCTAAAGGCTTGGAAGGCCGGATTGCGCCATTGGTGGCTGTAACCTGTGATCTTCTTGGCCTTAGCAGTGCAAGCTTGCCATATAGCGAAAGGAGCCGCGGCCGGATCGCCATAAGTGCCAAGCCGGAACGCTAGCCCGGCGAATAGTTCGGGCAGAATTTCGGCGCAATAGTCGACGCCCGGCCGGGCGTATCGATTCCGCTGATAAGCGCCAAAGACGCTAACAACCGATTTCGCCACGTCGACATAACAATTGCCTCCGTTAAACGGTCTTTGTGGGCAGTCGCCGCAAACAGCATCGTCCCGGCCATCCTGCAACGCGCGGAACGGGTTAACGTCGGCGGCCAATATGAAGGTTTGCACCATTGCGCCGGTCTTATCGTTGTTAGACTTTGCCACAATGCGATTTGCAATAACGACGATCGGCGCGCCATTGATGGCGCTTGGCCCTTCATAAAGGATCACACCTGTGAACTGATTCCGCTTGATAGCGGTGAGCATGTCTTGTGCAGTTGTTATCATTGTCTTCGTTCCTATGTTGATAGGTTACAGCGCCGCGCGGGTTAGGCGCGGCGCTGTTAGATGATAGCCGGGATGGCGTGGGTAAACACGACGACCGCGACGAGCGCGGCGGCGATTAGCTCGATTATCTGATTTGCATACATGTGACCTAACCTCCTACATTGTGGATAGGTTACAGAGTAGGGCGTGATTTTCTGTCCGTCAAGGATTTTTTTATCTAGGCGAGTTGGCCAAGCGATATATGCCGGGCTTAGGCGAGTCGACGGCGCGCGAAATGCTTTTAAAATCCTATTGATAGGTTATTAGACAGATAGATGGTAGTTATTTGAATCTTAAGAATTTTACAGTAATAATATGTAGATTAAATTTATCTGTGGCGGATTTGTTAGGCGGTTTAGAATCGCCTATATCGCCTAACTCGCCTAACCTCGCCCCGCCGCGCCCGCGTCAAAAGCTGCCGAAAAAATCTTTCATCGACATATGCAGTTTTGCTCGACGTTCGCCCATTGTTCTTTTTGAGCTTGGTTGCGCGTTAGGCGAGCGGCGCTTACACTGGCAGAGCTCGAAGAGAACGGGCGCGCCGGGCGGCGCGATGTTGGGAGAATGTCGCGCCGCCTATCGGCGCACGCAATGTTATAACGTTACGCAATGTTATAACGTGGCAAGCGGGAACGAGGCAGGGGGGCTGGGCCTTGGGCTCTCCGTTAAAAAATACGCAGCCATCACGCGAACTTTTTTATTTTTTGTGATAAAAGGTCTTATGACGTTTGAGAGCCTTCCATACGAACCGCGCCAGATCGCCGCGACAGAGGCGGTGCTAGAGCGCATTTACACGGCCGCGCGAAAGGGCCTAAAAGGTGACGCGCTGGCGTATGCGGCGGGGCTGACGCCGCTGGAATATCGGCGGCTCACGCAACTGGACCCCATCGCGGAGTATGCCGAACAGAAGGGACGCGCCGAGAGTGAGGCCGAGATGGCGAGCGTTCTAAGAGACGCCGCCCTCCAAGGCGACACCAAGGCGGCGTTGGACATCCTCAAGCATGTGCATAAGTGGACCGCGCCGCAGTCGGTGCAGGTGCAGGTCGAGCAACGCATATCTATCTTAGCCGCGCTGGAAGAGGCGCAGATGAGGGTTATTGAAGGTGCAGACGCCGATATACTCAGCGGACGAAGAACAGAAGCTGATGGCCACTATGTGGTCGCCACAGGTGAAGAACGATCCGGTGGCGTTCGTGAGGCTGGCGTTCCCGTGGGGGAAGGCGGGAACGCCGCTTGAGCATTTTACTGGGCCTAGACGCTGGCAGTTGGAGGTGCTGCAAGACCTGCGGGACCATATCAAACAGAACAACGGCCGGGTGGACTTTGAGACGTTCCGCATGGCCACCAGTTCAGGCCGCGGCATCGGCAAGTCGGCTCTCGTCAGTTGGCTAGTCATATGGATGCTGACGACCCGTATCGGGTCCACGACCATCGTTAGCGCCAACAGTGAGGCGCAGCTTCGCTCGGTGACGTGGGCCGAGATCACCAAATGGCTGTCCATGTCCCTCAACACCCACTGGTTCGAGGTGAGCGCAACGCGGGTGCTGCCGGCCAAGTGGATCGCGGAACTGGTCGAGCGCGACCTGAAACTGGGCACGCGCTACTGGGGCGTTGAGGGGCGGCTGTGGTCAGCAGAGAACCCTGACAGTTACGCGGGCGTCCACAACTTCGCGGGCGTCATGCTGGTGTTCGATGAGGCGAGTGGTATTGATGACAGTATATGGGCGGTGGCCAGCGGCTTCTTCACGGAGAATACTCCTAATCGTTTCTGGCTTGCTTTTAGCAACCCCCGCCGAAACACAGGATATTTCTACGAGTGCTTCAACTCCAAGCGCGACTTCTGGCGAAACAAGGTTGTTGACGCTCGAGGGGTGGAGGGAACTGACAAGGCCGTTTATCAGCAGATCATCGACGAGTATGGACCCGACTCCGCACAGGCGCATGTGGAAGTCTACGGGGCGTTCCCGAACGCATCAGATGACCAGTTCATACCGTCATCGCTGGTCATGGACGCGCAGTCACGGCCGCCATCGCAGGACCAGAGCGCACCGATAGTGGTGGGGGTGGACCCGGCGCGGTTCGGGGCGGACGCCACGGTCATCGCTATCAGGCAAGGCAGAGACATCATCGGCATCCGGCGCTACCGAGGCGACGACACCATGGAGGTGGTGGGGCGCGTGATCGACGTGATCGAGGAGTTCAAGCCGACGCTGGTGGTGGTGGACGAGGGCGGGCTGGGGGCGGGCGTCGTCGACCGGCTCAAGGAGCAGCGTTACAAGATCAGGGGGGTTAACTTCGGGCAGAAGTCGGCCAAGCCCATCATGTTCGGGAACAAGCGAGCCGAGATGTGGCACGCCATGCGCGAGTGGCTGAAGACGGCGTCGATCCCCAACGACCGGTTTCTGAAGTCGGACCTGACCGGGCCGATGATGAAGCCGGACAGCAAGGGGACCATCTTCCTGGAGAGCAAGAAGGACATGAAGGCGCGTGGCTTAGCATCTCCAGATGCTGCGGATGCGATTGCCGTGACGTTCGCATACCCCGTGGCCCACCGCGAAGCGCGCCCGATGGACAGGCGACCGCGACTAAGTTATGGTGGCGGGGCTAATTCTTCTGGATGGATGGCGTCATAATGGCTGGCAAGAAAGCAACCCCCGCATCAGGCACGGGCCGCGTCATGGGCGACGCACAGATGAGTTCAAGCAGCCCGGCAACGTATGGTTTTTTGCCGCCGGGGTCGGAAACCCGCGAGTTTGCGCCGGGGCCGGCTACGCCACCAAACATGAATATGGCAGCCATGCGCGGGTACACCCGCAACGCTCCATACATGGAAGAAGTCCTTAGCGATCCGCAGACCATCATGCGCGAGATATACGGATTACAGACAGCCATGGCGCGTAATCCTGGCGCGGCTGACGAAACAAGCGCATATCGGCTACGTATTCTTCAGCAGGCGTTGCAAGACATCTATGGAATGCAGCCATCGCGCTCCGACGTGTTTACCGCTCGCGCGGTAGGCCCAACTACTCCGATGCGCTAATGCCTAAATCTGTCTCATTATCCGTAGGGCGCGGCGAGAAGCTGCCGACGAAGCAGGGCGCTGGCCTGACCGCCAAGGGACGCCAGAAATACAATGCTGCGACGGGCAGCAAACTGAAGGCCCCCGCGCCGAACCCCAAGACGGAAGCCGACAAGGGGCGTAAAAAGTCCTTCTGCGCCCGTATGGGCGGCGTCGTGGCTAAGTCGAAGAATCCAGAACGCGCTAAAGCCTCGATGCGGAGATGGAACTGTGGCAAGTAAGCCGGGGCTCTACGCCAACATCCACACCAAGAAGGCCCGCATCAAGGCCGGGTCGGGCGAAAAGATGCGCAAGCCGGGGGCCAAGGGCGCTCCAACGGCCGACGCCTTCAAGCAGTCCGCCAAGACAAGGAAGAAGTAATGCCCCTCGTCAAGTCATCCAGCAAGAACGCTTTTCGCAAGAACGTGGCGACTGAAGTGAAGGCGGGCAAGCCGCCGAAACAGGCCGTGGCAATCGCCTACTCGGTCAAGCGCGCGGCTCCCAAGAAGGGCAAGTCTTGTGGCAAATGACGTAACCGCCGCTGGCAAAGTGTCCGAGGCCGACGATACGGATCGTCTGGCCACCATGCGCCATCGCTTCACGGTGGCGCAGACGGCTTATAGTGACAGCCGCGAGGACGAGCTCGACGACCTCCGGTTCATGGCCGGCTCGCCCGACAATGCATGGCAATGGCCGGCGGACGTGCTGGCGACCCGCGGCGCGGTGCAGGGGCAGACGATCAACGCGCGGCCGTGCCTGACGATCAACAAGCTCCCGCAGCATGTGCGGCTTGTCACCAACGAGCAGCGGCAGAACCGCCCGACTGCCCGCGTCATCCCCGCCGACGAGCAGGCCGACCCCCGCGTGGCGGAAATCTTTGACGGCATCGTGCGGCATATTGAGTATATGTCCGACGCCGACGTGGCCTATGACACCGCCTGCGACAACCAGGTCACTTACGGTGAGGGTTACATCCGCATCCTGACGGAATATACGAAGGAAGACTCCTTCGATCAGGACATTCGTATTGGCCGCGTCCGTAGCTCGTTCTCGGTCTACATGGACCCGATGATCCAAGACCCCTGCGGTCAGGACGCCGAGTGGTGCTTCATTACGGAAGACATCCCCAAGGCTGAGTATGAGCGCATGTATCCCGACGCCACCCCGGTCACGGGGATGATGTCGCAGGGCGTGGGCGACCAAAATCTGTCTCAGTGGCTCACGCAGGAGACGGTTCGGATTGCTGAATATTTCTATATCGAACACCGCAAAGCGACGTTGAACCTCTACCCCGACAATATCACCGCGTTTGACGGGACGCCCGAAGATAAGCGCCTCAAGGCGGCCTATGGCAAGCCATTGCGCTCGCGCGAGAGCGACCGCCGACAGGTCAAGTGGGTCAAAACCAACGGCTACGAAGTGCTGCAAGAGCGCGACTGGGCGGGCAAGTATATCCCCGTCGTCCGCGTCGTCGGCAATGAGTTTGAGGTGGACGGGCAGCTTTACATCAGCGGGCTGGTGCGCAACGCCAAGGACGCCCAGCGCATGTATAACTACTGGGTCAGCCAAGAAGCCGAGATGCTGGCGCTGGCGCCCAAAGCGCCGTTTATCGCCTATGGCGGTCAGTTCGAGGGATATGAGAACAACTGGAAGACCGCCAACACCAATAACTG